ATATATCACCCTGCAATTTGGTTACCTATCTAAATTACATCACATTTAGAGAAATATTTTTTTATTTCTTCATCAGTGTAATATAAAGATTTCTCGCCATTCAATATCCTGGATTCAAAATTTTTCCATGGATCTTCACGATGAGTTTTCTCAACCAATTCAAATGGTCCCTTATCAATTAATTCATTAATTGTATGTTGAATCAATGAAATAAACGGGCTATTTTCAATTTCAGACTTGTTAAATGGTATCACCTTAAAACTGAATCCACCATCGTTAGTATCAGAAAATTCATATGCATTAACAGTGGAATCAATATGCTTCGTACCATAAACTTTAAAGCTATGATAAACATTACTGATTACTGGTCCAAATTTCCACTTTTCTATTGGCTCATTAAAGATTTTTAAATTATGTTTAACAAGACAGTTAACATACACATAATACATAATCTTTTGAAGCTTGATTGGAGTTAAATTTTTATTTACTAGATTTGAATTTACATACTCAACGATGTAATTAGCAATATCCATTGAACTAAATATTTTATTATTCATAATTAACCTCACAGATTTTATACAACTTTCTTTCACCTATTAAATTTAGGAACATTAAGACTTAACATTGTCGATGCTTGGTGAAAGTTTTCATTTCAATACTCGGAATCAATTCAAAACGTGAAGAAAAGAGTCGAACATTTTCTAGAACGACTCTCATGCTTTGTATTAAATCCTATAAAGTGAATAAATACAACATATCGTGGAACATTCTTGTTTCACATAGTGACAAATTATGTCGTATTCTTTTTTTACTCAAATCAATATGAGATTAAATATTAGTCATATTTACTTAAAACCCTTATTCTTAGCATCATTCAAAGCACTACACTCATTGTATTTTGCGACAGTATCAATGATCCATAGGGTTATTTCTTTTCCCTGCCCTGACTCCAATTTCAGGAGTTTAGGGCAAGGTACAATCAGATTAGCTGGAATCGTCGGAGATAAGTGAGTTGATGATGCGCAAGCCATCAGCATCAATACAAATGTTGCTATAAACAGGACGCTCAACGATCTTTTGCACTTCACGTGTAACTGTTTCGACTTTGACACGTTGTTCTGATTTAAGTTGCTCATAATCTGCGCTCACTTTGTTTATATGGTTTTGTTTTTCGATCAATGCCTTTTGCTGATCATCTTTAAGTTTTTGAACCTTGGCTGAGCATTTCTGTTCAGCTTCTTGAAGTTTTCCACTTAGATGATTTGTATATGCAATTTGCACAAGGTATAAAAAAATAAAGACCGCAATTGCGATCCATTTTTTATACTTCCATAAGATTGTGGCTATTGGCATTTACTGCACTCCTATACACTTGTTGTATCTGTCTAATTGTCTGGTCCAAACGCCATAACAACCATTTGAGCGGATACTACAATCACGCTTTGCTACATATTTGTATTTCAACAATGAAGCACATGCTTGTTTGTGCTGTCCTGCTTTGAGATTACGAAGCATTGATGAATTGCTAAAAGCTCTCATGCCGTATTGATATGAAAAATCTAGATATAGATCATATTCAGTCTGAGATAACTTCACACCTTTCAAAAGATTCTTATAAGTTACCTCCAGCTTTGAAACATCATTTCTAAGCCATTTATCCGCTGTTTCTCGTGAAATAGGAGGATCTGACATTTTTACTGGTTGACCATTGGGCTTAACTGTAGAACCATGCCCTTGAGTCGGTACATCTCCCTTTACAGGAATCACAGGTTTAGCTGTATAGCCCTCGTCCTTTTTTACAGCAACAAAAAAAACAGCCGAAGCTGTCAATAATGTTGCTAAGATTTTAGTCTTGTTTGACATTGCATTTATCCTTTAAGCTTTCCAAATATGCTTTATGTTCAAGTTCATCGCGTTTGTCTTTCTTACGCGCGTAATACCAGTTCATAATTAAGCCTGCAATCGCAATCAAAATACTGAACCAAAATGCTATATCCAATGAAGCGAACCAAGCCAAAGCACCGCCTGCGCTACCTCCATATGTAATAACTTTGCCAGCCACAACACCTGTTGAAGCTTCTACAATTTGTTGATTATCTGCCATTGATACCCCCGATTTTTGGCAATAAAAAAAGCCCACTAAAGTGAGCCGTATTTTTAAGTGCTATTAAGCAATTGAGACTAAGAATTGACGCATGATATTTCTCAGACTCTCAACAGATCGACCATCTCCGCTCGCTGGATGAATATGGTCTGGCATAACAGGGGTAATCGAGTCAAAGTTGCTTCTGTTTCGATAGCCTGTTTTTTCATGCAAATTTAAAATTGGAGCTGACCAATAATCAGCTAGCGCCTTAATAACTAGATTCATTTGCTTAAAGAAATCTTGTTTTTTTGCAATATTGGGATTTGCATTATCGTTACTGAAATGAGTAATAAAACAAAACTTCATATCTGGTTTTAAAGACAACATCTCATCAATAATTTTATTATGAGCACCAATGAATGTATTTGCATCACGTGAATCTATGCTCATAGCAGCATTAAATGGATCATTTGGGTTAAAAGCATCCATATCTATTGGATGTTGATCATAGTCATTTACACCATAATCAAACACGATAAGATCAGGTTCATTATCAGTACCAATTAAATTCAACAATGAATTTTGATAATTAATTGAATCAGTTAATCGAGAAAATGACAACGCAACTCCTAGTCCAATACCCCCAGCTGGAACACATTTATTGATAATTATCCCGCCCAAGTCATGTACTGCTAAGTTTGCATGAGAATAAATATCACGATCAGCATCAGTACTTGAATGCGGATAACCAGCTGGAATACTAGTACCATACCAAGCAATTTTTTTATTCATCCATGCCGATTTATTTACTAAACTTAGCCCTGCATTTTTCAATGTAAGTGACTGTACAGAATCACTATTAGAAATATTTACTTTAAGATATTTTGCGTTTGGCGGTGTTGAGAACTCATAATTATTTGTGCCATCACCAGTACTGCCCTTTATTGCACCTATAAAGTTTTTATTTTCATCAAAGTAAACTCCAACATAAATCGCTGCAAAACTTATAATGTAACGTGTGGAAGAATGAATTTCTATAAACTCATTTGTGTACTTATATGCTGGCCAATTAATGATTTC